AAAGTTCCGGAACATTCTCAATGCCCAGGGGTTCCGGGCGGCGGAGGTCAACGGCAACAGCCAGGATAGGGCGGAAGTCCTCAAGGACTTTGACGGGGGAAAGTACAACGTCCTGTGCAACTCCATGCTGCTGACCGAGGGCTGGGACTGCCCCAGCGTGGATTGCGTGGTAGTCCTGCGGCCCACCAAGGTGCGCAGCCTGTACAGCCAGATGGTCGGGCGCGGTACCCGCCTGTTCCCCGGCAAAGAGGACCTGCTGCTCCTGGACTTCCTGTGGCATACCGGGCGGCACGAGCTGTGCCACCCCGCCAACCTGATTTGTGAATCGGACGAGGTTGCCCGGAAGATGACCGAGAATATTGAGTCGGCCGGATGCCCGGTTGACCTTGAGGAAGCCGAGAAAAAAGCCAGCGATGATGTCGTGGCCCAGCGGGAGGAATCCCTGGCAAAGCAGCTGGCAGAAATGCGCTCCCGCAAGCGTAAACTGGTGGATCCTCTGCAATTTGAGCTCAGTATAGCGGCAGAGGACCTTATCAATTACAAACCTGTGTTTGGCCTTGACCTTGGCCCTCCGTCTGATAAGCAGAGAACCGCACTGGAAAAGTTGGGTATATTCCCTGATGAAATCGAAAATGCGGGCAAAGCCTCTCTGCTGTTAGACCGGCTGGCAAAACGACGCACAGAAGGACTTACCACACCCAAGCAAATTCGATTTTTGGAGAGCAAAGGCTTTACCCGGGTCGGCACTTGGCGATTTGAGGATGCGAAACACCTGATTGACCGGATTGCCGCCAATAAGTGGCAGGTTCCGAAAGGGATCGTTCCATCTGAATACAGGGGTGGTGAAAACGCATGAGAGTAAACCTGCAAAATGCTCGCAAATCTGCAAACCTGACCCAACAGGCTATGGCGGACAAGTTACATGTCGGATTGAGGCACTATAAGAAAATTGAAAGCGGGGAGACACTTGGTAGCATCGATTTATGGGACAAGCTGGAAGATTTGTTCAATATTCACCAACGTGTTTTGAGAGAAATTCATCCCGACAAAGAAGATAATCTGTAGACACATCCAGTATGTCGGCAATCATGATAAGCCCATCAAGCGTTGGTTTTGCGTCTCCACTTTCATATTTTCGATAATTTCTTATTCCAGTTTGAAGCATATCGGCCATTTGCTGAGCGGTAAAACCACTTTTTTTCCTAGTTGCATTAAGTCTATCGCAAAACATGAAGTGTCCTCCCTAAAAAAAGTCTTGACAGTGCCATAATAATACACTATAATCGGCAACTAGGACAGTGCCATACAATGGCACCATAAAGGAGGAGCACATTATGACAGGCGAAATCAAGACCCTATATGACGCTGGAGTTGTGGCAGACAACGCTTTCGCGGCTTTGAATCAGGCCATGTCGGCACTCATTGTCACACTGGAGAGCATGGACGATGACGGCCTCCAACCCAGAGGAAAAAAAGCCCTGCCCTTGCCATCAACTTCGCCGCCCGGTTCCCGATGTACTCAGATGCACTCCATTTGATTCTCCGACACATGGGGGATTCGCTGGATACTCTCCGGACTGGGACAGACGGCATCTTTGCGGCGAGCGCAAAGCAGCGGGAGGCCGGGGAGGTGTCGGCATGAAAGAATTTGACCTTGCCTATCAGCTGATGGAGGCCATCAGGCAAACGGACGAGTGGGAGCGTATCTGGATGGAGTACCCCGGTGTGGTAGCGGCCAAGGCCCGGCTGGATAAAGCGTTGGCACAAATGCCCCAGGAGCAGATGGGGGAACTGTGGGAGGCTATGGCGGTATTGGACTGGGCTAACGAGTGCGCCTGCGTATTATTCGGGTTCCGCCTGGCCTACTCCATCACCAGAGCGGCGGCAGACCCCGCCGGGTTCTCCATCTATGCCAGACAGAGAAAGGAGGGCGGCAATGGGTAAACTGATTGATTTGACCGGGCAGAGGTTCGGAAAACTGACGGTTATTGAACGAAGTGCCAACAGCAAGGATGGCAAAGCATATTGGAAATGCAAATGTGACTGCGGCAAAGAAACTATTGTAAGAAGTTCAAATCTTCGCGGTGGTCAAGTACAGAGTTGTGGTTGCCTTATTGCCCTGGCAAATAGGACGGGCAAACGCACTACCCACGGTGACAGCAGAAGACGCCTGTATTATATTTGGGAAAATATGTTAGCTCGTTGCAGAAATCCTAATTACCATGCTTATAAAGATTATGGTGGGCGTGGTATCAAAGTCTGCGAGGAATGGCAAAGCTACCCTGTCTTTCGGGCCTGGGCATTGTCTCATGGTTATGATGATGATCTCAGTATTGACCGCATCGACAACGACAAAGGATATAACCCCGATAACTGCCGTTGGGCAACCGCAAAAGAACAGGCAAATAACCGACGGCCACGTAAGAGGAAGATTGATACATGAACACACACGAAAACGGGCTTGATTTACTGGAAGCCTTAGAGTACATAGACCCAGCAGTGTTGGACTACGACGGCTGGTTGGCCGTCGGAATGGGGTTAAAGGAGGCGGGTTATCCCGCCTCCTGCTGGGAGGACTGGTCCCGTCGGGATGGCAGGCGGTTCCATGAAATGGAATGTCAGAGAAAATGGAACAGTTTTAACGGCGCAACAGCCGAGCCCATCACAGGCGGTACGGTGGTGAAGATGGCCATGGACATGGGCTGGCGGCCCGCCAAGGCAGGGCATACGCTGAACTGGGACGATATGATCGGAGCGGACAGGGATACGGTAGTTGTGGTAAACCAGGATTGGATAGAGACCCGTGAGGTGGAGGAGCCTCAGGTCTGGGATCCGGTCCGAGAGGTGGTTTCCTACCTAAAGGCCCTGTTTGACGAGGGCGATTATGTCGGCTATGTGACGCGCAGCCATGCCAATGAGGACGGGCGCTATGTCCCATCTTCCAAGGGGTGTTTTGACCGCACGGCAGGCCAGCTTGTTCAGGCGCTGAGCCGGTGCGGGGGAGATATTGGAGCCGTATTGGGAGACTGCACCCCAGAGGCCGGAGCCTGGATCCGGTTCAACCCCCTGGACGGAAAAGGCGTGAAAAACGAGAATGTTGCCAGCTTTCGCTATGCGCTGGTGGAATCCGATACGCTGCCCATTGAAACGCAGAACGCCATCATCCGTGAGCTGGAGCTGCCGGTGGCCGCATTGGTCCACTCAGGCGGAAAAAGCCTTCACGCCATTGTCCGCATCGATGCCAACTCCTACGAGGAGTACCGCGCCCGCGTTGATTATCTCTATAGCGTGTGCAGAAAAAACGGTCTCGACATTGACCGCCAGAACCGCAACCCCTCCCGGCTGAGCAGGATGCCGGGCGTCACCCGGAACGGCCGGAAACAGTTCCTGGCAGATACCAGCATCGGAAAGGCGTCCTGGGAAGAATGGCGGGAGTGGATCGAGAGCGTTAGCGACGACCTGCCCGACATACAGAACATCTCTTCGGTAAAAGAAAACCGCCCTCCTCTGGCTCCAGAGCTGATCACCGGAGTTTTGCGGAGGGGACATAAGCTTTTGTTGTCCGGCGCATCAAAAGCCAGCAAATCTTTCGCTTTAATCGAGCTGGCAATCTCAATTGCCGAGGGACGCTCTTGGCTGGGTTTCCCCTGTGCGCGGGGGCGGGTTCTCTATGTCAACCTGGAACTGGACACAAACAGCTGCTGGAACCGTATTCTAGACGTATATGACGCTCTTGATTGGAATATCAGCAATAATCTCGATGTATGGAATCTGAGAGGTCAGGCGCTTCCTATGGACAGGCTGGCCCCGAAGCTCATTCGCAGATCAAGAAAACAACACTATGACGCTATTATTATCGACCCGATCTATAAGGTCATCACTGGCGATGAAAACGCCGCCGATCAGATGGCAAAATTCTGCAATCAGTTTGATAAGGTATGCACCGAGCTGGGCTGCGCAGTGATTTACTGCCACCATCACAGCAAGGGCAGCCAGGGGAGCAAGCGGAGCATGGACCGGGCCAGCGGCTCGGGCGTGTTCGCCCGGGACCCGGATGCGCTGCTGGACCTCATTGAGCTGGAGATAGGCGAGGACCTGCGCAAACAGGAAATCAATAACGCTGTAGGCCGGGCCTGTGCGGCAGCCCTCCAGGCGGCGGGGAAATTGGATGAAGCCGGCCAGGATGATTTGTGCAGTGAGAAGGCCGCTCTCGCCGCCTGCGAGGCCGCTCTGACACCTCGGGAGTATCAGGATATGCTCCCCGCCGTAAAGGCCGCGAGAAGGGCCGCAGAACGGCTGATTGCCCTTCGTATTGAAGGGACTCTGCGTGAGTTTCCAAAGTTCCCGCCGGTCAATATCTGGTTTGACTATCCGATTCATAGGACCGACGAGAGCGGAGTTTTGGCCGACATCAACCCGGATGGTATAGTCCCACCTAAGCGGAAAGAGAAACGCACGGTACAGCCAAAGGAAAAAAAGCAAACGCGATTGGATTCCCTGAGTATTGCTTTTGACGCTTGTGACCTGGACGGAACAGGATGTGTCTCGATTGCTGAACTGATGACCTATACAGGAAAGACGAAGAATACAATCCGAAATTGGGTGGACGAACACCCAGATTTTGAACGAGGAGATGATGGGGTCAAAAGGGTCAAAAGGGTCAAAAACACATAAATTGACCGGGTCAAAAAAGTCAAATTGACCCCTGTAAAAAAGTTGACCCGGGGGGTCAAAAAACAGTGGTCAAAAAGGGTATATAATATATACCCTTTTTTGACCACCCCCTGATTTTGACCGCCCCTCCCCTTAGCGCGCGAGAAAAAATATACTTTAACGAGGTGAAGTAAATGAGTGAGCGAAAGAAGCATCTGGTGTGGAAAACATGGAGGCTCGATATCGCGAAGCAAATGCCGCCGCTGCACCACACACAGCCAGGCACAGATTTCGACATCACAAAGAGTGACGTTGTCAAGTGGCTTATGAGCCAATCGGAAATCATGCAGTTGGTTTTTAATGCAGTCAGAACCAAGTACATCGTTTACAACAAGGCCACAAAAACATGGCATGGTGTTGATTATGAGGATTGAGTTTTTCATGCCGATGATCCCGCCCACCGCCACGCACCAGGAAAAGAAATGGCGGGTTGTGAAGGGCAAGCCGGTAAGCTACGATCCCCCGGAAGTGGTGGCGGCCCGGTCAAAGCTGACGGACCATCTGGCCGGGCATAGGCCGGAGCAGCGTATGAAGGGGGCTGTGCGGCTATTGGTGAAGTGGTGTTTCCCCAGGGGGGAGCATGGGGACGGCGAGTACCGAACCACCAAGCCCGACACAGACAATCTGAACAAGTTGCTGAAGGACTGCATGACCGTTGTGGGGTTCTGGAAGGACGATGCGCAGGTAGCCTCAGAGATATGCGAAAAGTTTTGGGCCGAGGTGCCGGGGATTTACGTCTGTGCGGAGGAAATCAAGTAACAGGCAAATTGCCAACCGATTACGAATTTGGAGGTAATGATATGGATTTGAAACCGTGTCCGTTCTGTGGCTCGCATGATATAGCTATCATGCGGGAGGGTAAGAGCGATAAGAACGCCGCCTATCGGGTGGTGTGCCGCAAGTGCAAAACCAGAGGCCCGAAGTTTTGGGTGCAGCCTTGGCACTATGGGAATAAATTTATTGCCCAGGGCCAGGCAGGGACGGCCTGGAATAAGCGGCCGGGGAGGTAGCAATGAGAAAAGCAATAGCAATCGATGCCATACAAGGGCATTGCGCTGATGGGTGTGCATGGGAAGAGGCCGCATGGGAACGGCTGGCGGCGTATGAGGACACCGGGCTGGAGCCGGAGGAGGTAGCGGAACGGCTCCGGACGTGCAAGGAGCTGGTACAAATTTTCGAGCGTGCGGACCTCTATAACGGGATTGGACCCATTGAACACATCTGTGAGCTTTCCCAGGCCGAGAAGGACGGGCGGCTGGTGATGTTGCCGGATGCCAAGTATACCGATGCGGATGGGGAGAAAGCCCTGCAGAAAGCTATGTGGGTCTGTGGCAACACGAACAACCCGGTCACACGATACACCGCCGATGCTATTGCTGAAAAGCTGTGCCGGGAGGCGAGGGACGAGAACCCGCCGCTGACCCTGGAGGAGCTACGGGAGATGGACGGGGAGCCGGTTTGGATTGAGTGGGGAGGACACCCGCAAGCGGGGTGGGCGTTGGTTCGGGTATGGTCGAAAGCGAGTAATGTCGTCTATCTGACATACCACAATGGGAATACGGATTTGCTTGGATTCGTGCTGAATGATGGTGGAAAAATCTACCGCCGCAGGCCGGAGGAGAGAATGACATGACAGCTGACTGGTTATGGATTGGCTATGTGATTGGCTTCGTGACGGCTGACTGGATTTTGCCGGCTATTGGCGAGTGGCTGGATAAGAGAAGGGGGAAGAAACCGTGAAGGCGCTCACCATCTGGCAGCCCTGGGCTTCTCTGCTGGCATCCGGTCGGAAGAAGTACGAAACCCGCAGCTGGGCCACCTCCTATCGCGGCCCCATCGCTATCCATGCGGCTAAGCGGCCGGTGCGTCAGACTATCGACGCGCTGGTCGCTGACCGCGGGGACGGGTGGACCACGCTGGACTACTTTGAGAGCCTGTTCATGCGGCCTGGGGAGCTGGACCATCTGCCTACCGGGGCTGTCGTGGGAACGGCACTCCTGACCCGCTGCCACCTTATCACAGAGGACTTCGTGGCGAAGCTCACGCCCATGGAGCGCGCCCTGGGGGATTTCACCCTGGGGCGGTACGCCTGGGAGTTTCACGGGAGAGTTCCCCTTGACTCGCCGATACCGGCAAAAGGGATGCAGGGGCTTTGGGAGCTGAATCTGAAGGAGGAAATGCTATGTTGATTGTAAGCCAAAACAGGAAATGCCTGCTCAACATGGAGAGGGCTGGAACTGTTTTCCTTTCGTCCCTCTATGGAGGTCATGAGGAGGGGGAGCCTGTCAAGGTGCTGGCCTCCTTCCCTCTGGCCGAGGATGTCACCGAGAGCCTGGGGGAGTACGAGAGCGAGGCCAGGGCCATGGAGGTGCTGGAGGAAATCGCTGACGAGTACGGTAAGTATCTGAGGGCCGATGGCGGACTCCTCGCCACGGCAAACTTCTACGCACCGCCATTCGCCTTTGCTCCGCCGAAGATCTACAAGATGCCGTTGGAGTGAGGGGGGGGGAGAAGGCAGTTGAAAATTACGAGTTTTCAAGCGGCGAACTTCACCGGCTACGCTGGCGAGCGTTTCAGATTCCAGACGCTGGATGATAACGGGGAGCCCGTGGGTCCCGTCCTGACCGGTGAGGTTAGAAGGGTGTTCCGGCAGGGGCGGCAAATCTCCGTGGAGCTCTATATCCCGGACAAGCACTGTACCCACATTAACGAGGCAAAACGAATCTACTACAAGGGGAGGGCCGCGAATAAATGAGAAAAGCAATCGCAATCGACTTTGACGGGTGCCTCTGCACTGACACCTACCCGGAGATTGGGGAACCAAACTGGCCTGTTATCAGACGAGCCCGGGCGGAGCAGCGGGCCGGGGCTGGCCTGATCCTCTGGACCTGCCGGGAGGATCAGCTTCTCCTGGACGCCATTGCTGCCTGTGGGGGCTGGGGCCTGACCTTCGATGCCGTGAACGAGAGCCTGCCGGACTGGATTGAGGAATTCGGAACCCGCCCCCGGAAGATCGGTGCGACCGAGTATTGGGACGACAAAGCGGCGCGGATTCCTACAACGCAGCGATTCTTTGTGGGTGGGGCCGGCGACGGTTCCATAGAGCTGTTCGAGCCCGTTCCGGGCAACGAGAACATGAACTTGAAGCCTTGCCCATTCTGCGGAGGAACCAGCATATTCTACGAAAGGTATGGCAGCCCGGCAGGCGAACGGTGGCGCTGCTGGTGCGCTGAGTGCCTTGCTGGTATTGACCCAGGCGTAGCGCAGGAGATGGGGCAGGTTCGGGAGATGTGGAACAAAAGGGCTGTACCGTCAAACCTTCCCCTAACCCTGGACCAGCTTCGGGAGATGGACGGGGAGCCGGTATGCATTGCCCCGGTAGATGGAGGCCCATATACATGGATGCTGGTCGATACGAAATACGAGGTTTGCCGTGAAGCACACGGCGGCTTGGCGGTATTCGAGAACCTTGGCAAGACCTGGGTGGCTTACCGCCACAAACCGGAGAATGGGGCATGAGCAGAAGAAGTGGGAACAGCCGGGGCGGGATGCAGTCCGCTGGTGCGCATCCGTCCATCTACTGCCCGGTCTGCCGGAAACCTGCGGCCAGATATGAGCCGGGGGTCGGCTGGATGCACTTCACGAAAACTGGCTCGGTTTGGCACAAAGAGAAACCGGGCCAAAATCCCAAACGTCTGGGATTTTGAAGGAATACATAGCACGGAGGGGCTGGTGGCATGACGCTGCAGGAACTATCGAAATACTACAAGCTACATGAGCGGTTAGAGCGGAACCGGGAGATGCTCGCGTCCCTGTACGCAGCGGCAGGGCCGGGGGCGCAGGTGATCACGGGGATGCCCCATGCGCCGGGAGTGTCGGACAAAGTGGGTGACTTGGCCATCGAGATCGGGGATCTGCAGAGCCGGATCGACCATCTCGAATCGAAGTGTGCCGAGGAGAAGAAAAAGCTGGAGAAGTACATCGGTGCCATCAAAGACGACCAGACCCGTATGATCTTCCGCCTGCGGTTCATCCACTGCATGACCTGGCTCCAGGTGGCCGAGGCCATCGGCGGCCGGAACACAGCCAACAGCGTCAAGCTGATCTGCCATCGCTACCTGAACCCCAAAAGTTGAAACGGCGTGAAACGCTGTGAAACTTGACGAAACGCGCCTCTCCGTGATATGGTAGGCTTGCGAAAATCCTAAATCAGCCAGGCGGTCCTCCTCCGGGAGGGCCGCCATCCTTT